GAAGGTTTAGTAGTTGGAGCAGTTGCAGACTTAACACCTCTGGTTGCATCGAGTTTACTATCCAGAGGTTTTTCCAGTGTATCACCACCTAAGTCTTGGACATTAGCACCTTCAGGTTTTTGCATTGGCATAGCAGGTGCAGAACTCTTGCTACCTGCAAGAATTTCAGCCGCTGCTTCCATGAGTTTATTTGTTGCCATTGGATATCTCCTTATGATTTCTTATTTATAAATTTTAAAGTTTTGATAGGTAATTTTCAAACAGTTTCAGGGCAACCGACTCTACTTGAGCACGTGGTGCCTGACGAATTTGCCTCTTAGCATTGTCAAAATCTACTTCGACAAATCGCCCCTCGACAAACAACCATTCTTTGTTTTCCATAATTCCTTGAACGAAAGCACCAGGCGCAGATGGATCGGCAACAATATCTGCCGCAGTAGCAAGGCGCAAATCATCTTGAACTAGATTGTAACCCTCTTTGGTCATAACTACAGAACCCATAGCACGGCTGGATACACCAAGATTAACGCCAGAGTCAATAAAGTTCTTAACAATCTGACCATAAGGTGTATCTAATACAAGTGCCTTACCACGAAAAGTATTACCATCTTCTACAAGACTTACAATCTTATGTGACACACGTTCCAGATTCAATGAGGGTGTATCTGGATGTCCTAATTCACCAAGAGCACGATTGGTGTCAACATATTCTTTGTTGTAACGTGCAACTTCTTGGCGTAATGTATCCATCTTGTACATACGATTGTTTCGATTGACTTCATCGCCAACCAGAAAACGACCTTCAATGTACATGTTCTTTTTACCATTTTCTGTGGTTTCTGTGAGGTAACGTACCTCTTCGATATGTTCTTTAATTAGTTTCATATGATTGGATATCCTGTGTATGGATCAACGTTATATGTTGCTTCTTTACCTAATTCCATAATCAAAGTTCCACCAGTCGTAACAATAACGTTTGCATTTGATGTGCGATTGTTGGAGAACACATAACCCAAATCATCAACACGCATTTCGCCAGTGTTGTGAAGAGTGACGATGTTGTTACCATTACGAACAATCATAATGTTTCCATTTGTTGACCAATAGAGTCTCTTAATGTCAAATGCGGCAACAGTTTCAGTGGTTGCATTAGCTCTCAAATCTGTGAGATTAATTGGATAAGTTCCAACACCTTCAACTCTAACAACTGAAGTACCTCTTAACGTATTATTAATTTCAATTGGCATTTTACTTTAGTCCTATAGATGCTCTTCGGCGCATTGACATCTTTCTTTTAAACAATGTGCGTCTGAGTTTTGCTCTTCTTGTTGTTTTCCACGAACGTTTCAACTTTCGTGCTTTTGCTATTCTTACTGTTGCGGGTATCTTTCGAACTGTACTACCCGATAATCTGTAACCTTTAATGCCCGATTTACGAACATTACGTTGTACTATAATTCTACCTTTTTTATTGCGACGAATGCGGCGACGAATCTTTAATACACGACCCATCTTTTGAATGTTTGGATTGCGTTTTTTAGTCGCCTCATCCAATTGGTCATCGTCTTCCCATTCGACTTCTTCAAAAGTGGCATCAACAACAAATGGCTTTACTTCTTCCAACTTCTGGGCAACAAGTTCATCTAAACGTGCAAAGATGGCCTCACGGGCTTCATCTAGTTTAGATTGAATAATGTGATCTACAAAACTCATATGCTTTGTCAAAACTTTCTGCGGAACTTGTTAGTAAGTCTATAAATTTTTCTTTGTTTTCTTCTTTTAAACCATCATAAGCATAAAGAATATGATCAACAATTGAAGCATCTAATTCTACATAACTACCATCTTGCAACTCTAATGTGGTATCTTCAGTGAGATTACTCATCGCTCTTAATTCATCAATGAAACTTTCTGCCTGTACAGCAGAAACATCTGCTTCAGGAGTACCAAAAGGAACGCTAAAATAACGTTTCATCTTATCGTTGTAATACAAAGCAATACGTGTACCATCTGGATACAATCTTACTGCCTTGCGTTTGATTACCAGAATGATTGGTGGCACTGGTACAAGTGGTGAATCCATTCTTGTGCCTTCTTCCAAATCTTCACGCACTGCTTGTTTTGCTTTAGAGTAAATCTGTTTATTATTAGAAATTAAATCTACCATGCGGTTAAATAAGTTCTGCATTATGGCACGATCAGCAGGATTAAAATTAGGTTTTTCTTCACCCATCTTATCCAGTATCTTGTGAATACGCTGCACTTGTGCTTTGTTTGCTAAACCCGCACGAACAAGAGCATCAAACTTTGAATAGTCTTTCTTCTCTTCTTCTGTAATAAGTTTAAAGTCTAGTAACGATTTCATTCTTGCTCTATTTCTTCGTTTTCTTCTTCGGTTTCGGCATCATCTTCGGACGTTTCATCTTGCCCAGCATAAAGAGCAGAAGCGATTTCCTGTTTGCGATCCTGAAGCGCATCGAACGCTTTCGTGGATAATACATTCTCTAATCCCTCTTTAGCGTCAAGATTTTCACCTGCTGCAATATTATTAATTATATCTTGAATATCCATAATAACTCCTATTTACGTTTAGTATTTATGCTTACCACAGACTTGTCTACTTCTTTGTCAAGACCAGGTGTCAATGACTCTTCTTCTTCGGTATTCTCTGTGGTATTATCTTCTGGTGGAAACTCATTAGGGTCTCCATCATTTTGTGAAGGATTCATTACTGAACCTTGCATCTCATCTGGTAACGAATCTTTTTCTTCCGCAAGTTCTTCATCCATCTTTTCAATTTCTTCATCAGTCAACATCAAAATTTTGTTCTTAACGTATTGATTAGAGAAGTACCTACCAATATATGGATCAACCAACTGTAACATCTGTAAACGATTCTGTAATAACTCTGAAGCACGAAGTTCGGTAAAGTTGTTATCTTTCTGAAAGTCGTAGTAGATATCTTCTTTGAAATCTTCATATTCTTCCAATGTACAGATACCTTTGAGTACCAACTGAATACGCAAAGCATGATCAAACAACTGTGTAAACTTATTACGAAGTCTGGAAACAAACTTGGCAAACTTTAATTCGTCACGTGTAACTTCTTGTGAACGACCCATGCCTGCAAAGCCACCACCATTTTCTTCAAGGCGTGAATATGGTACATTTAAACACTGTAACAGTTTCTTCTGGAAGTATTTAACATCTTCCAATTCACCTAAGTTTTGACCTGCGGGCAACGTAGTAATCTCTGTGCCTTTACCACCTTCACGGCGGGGCAACCAGAAATCTTCAAGCATTGACATGTGTTTACGTTCATCACGGAGTTCACCAGTGTTAGCATCGTAGACCATCTTGTTACGGTACTTAACCATAACATCACGAAGGTACTGTTCTGCTTTGCCACGTGGTAAGTTACCAACGTCAATGTAGAATATACGGCGTTCAGGAGCACGACTAATACGATAGATAACAATCGCATCTTCAATCATTCTAAGTTGATTGAGTGGTTTGATTGCCTTATGTAGATATGAAATAACAAATGTATTCTTTGCATCCATCAAACCAGAGTTCACATTGATGATTGAATCTGGTGCAATACGAATGCCTTGACCTACATTCGATGTGAATGTTTGAGTAGTCTGTCCTTTATCATTAAAGACATAATACTCTGCGGTAGATACAACAATCGATGCGCCTGTTTTAGGATCACGATCTTTTTTGATCTCACGAACTTTACGAATTTTACGTGGATCAATGTATCTTAGTTCTTTTATACCTTCTTTTGGATTCTTATCATTGACTACAACATGATAGAACAATCGTCCATCAATGTACCAACGTTTAAATAAATCATCCGCAAGATTAGAAAAGTTCAACATCTTTAAGACGTTTTGAAACTCTTCATTAATTTTCTTTTTAATTGATTCAGGTTGCTTGAGATTATCCATTACGATATCACAAACTTTACCTGCTTCATCATGGGATATCGCTTCATTGACAATCTCATCAATTGCCATATCTAATTCTGGATGATTCGACATTTCACGATAACGAGTGATTAGTTCAATCTCATTACGCACCGAACCTTCTAAATCAACATAGGTTCCATAATAAGCATTCTGTGTAACGGTAACTGCACCATCGTCAATAGCAGCAGTAGGCAATGCAAAGGATGACTGCTCAGGTTTTTCTACCTGAACAACATCCTTTGAGCCTAGAGTAAAGCCGAATAATTTTATTGCCATTAATCTTTCATCCTATAGATAAAAGTAAGGGGAAATCCCTACTTTTAGATCACGCCAGTTGCTACTGATTCCCACCACTGGTAGGACATAGTAACAGAAAATTCTTCAATAGCATCATTTGAACCCCAATCGACATCGATTGGAGTCAAATCTGTTGGGAACAAACCAACAAATTTATATTGCTTTAGTGTGTCGCCTTTTTTGCCAAATTGTGTAACATCACCGTCTACCGAATAACCTAGTGGTGTGCCAGCAATAGGATTACGAACGTTTAGATTGTGACTATTAATACCATTCATCCAACGTTCAAATGCATTGCGTACTATAAAATCTTCATCATTGATAATAGTAATTGTCCAATCAGCAAATGAACGATTGCCCACAAACTTTAATTCACGACCAAAGTATTGCACAGGCACAACACCTAAGGTTGCGCCAGGAAGTTGTGCTGTCTTACACATGAACGTCAGTTTTGTTTGTGCGTTTCCTGGTACTGAGAACACAGGAAACGGCATACTGACCTCAAATAGATTTGGGCGGGCACCGTCACCTGTTAATTGTGAACGGAACTGATTTACATTAAATGCCATTTATTTTCTCCTGTTTCTCTTATTTAGAACGATCCTACAACTTCATTGAACGATACGCCTGTACGAACGGCAACAAAGTTCAACTGAATGAAGTTGATTGATCGGGCTGGTTTGATATAAATGTCACCAATAAACTGATTTGAATCAATAACTTGTCCAGTATTATTTGTATCATCGCAGACTACACGGAAGTCAGTGATACCACGACGACCTTGAACATCACGGAGGAAAGGCTCTACAATTGCTACGAATTGAGCACGGGTAAATTGGTCATTGAATTCGAACAATGAGAAACGTGCTGCACGGGCAATTGCTTTTTCAAGTACAATGAACAGACGGCGAACATTGATACGATCAAATGCACTTGGTTTGGACAACATTGTTTTGTCACCAAACAGAACTGTACCTTCACCTGGGAATGAAACAACTGGATTAATACCTGATGAATACAACGTATCACGGTCAGTCTTAGTTGGATTCCAAGCAAGTTTAACTACATTTTTAATTACGCCACGATTCAAACCACCTGGTGAAAACCAAGGATCACGTTCGTTATCTGTACGTACACACAAGCCTGCAATGTCACCGTTCAGAGGAATCCAACGATAGAGATCAGCATATTTGTCGTACTGGTATTTGTAACCACAATCGATTACAGCATACGAAGAAGAAGTCAGACCGTTACGGAATGCGACTGCTGCTGCTGCTTCACCACCTGGATTGTTTACAACATTTGCTTTAGTTGGCGAAATAAATGCCACGCAATCTTTACGGGTCTCTGCAATGTTACTGATAACATATGTGGCAATTGTTGAGTTACCTGTACCAGTTACTAACAGAGAGATGTCAATTGCTTCAGCATTCTTGAACAAATCCCAACCAGTAGTAATCTGAGATGTACTAATGTTACCATCAGCACCATTAGCAAGAGATGCCGTTACATTTGCAGTCAATGTTTTGAATGCAGAATTGTTTGCTGTTGAACCCCATGCAGTACCCGAAGTTAAGTTTCCAGTAGCGGGGTGTGCTACCCAATGAATCCATCGTGACTGAGCAGCAATTACATTCTTATAGTAATTTGAGTTACCCGAATCATCTTTTGCATCGGATGCTTTGGAAACAAAAGCATATTTTTCTAGAACTGTACCTGCTGTACCAGAGATCAAACCATCTTCATCAACAACTACAATATGAACTTCATCGTTTGAAGCGGAAGTACCTTTGCTGGCAACATACGTTGATGTGTTTGGACGTGCTGTAAACTGAGATGCATATGCCCAGCCAGTATAAGAACCACCGTCAGCAATAGAGACTTGTAATGAGTTACCTAATACGCCTGGGAAACGTGCCGCCCAGCCACCAAAAGAACCTTCAGCATTACCTTGTTGATTTGCTGTCCAGTCATCAAGATTTCTAATTAAAATTGTTGTACCGTTCGCAGTAGCATTGTTCGAACGTGTTGCTGGTGTGGTATCTACACCACGAACTACTTTTAAATTGTTTCCGTATGCCAGAAAGTTTGCTGCTGAGAACCAATATTCATAATTATCGTTATTCGGTACACCAAATGTGTTGACTAAACGAGTTTCGTCAGAAATGGTAGTAATTTCACTGCATGGTCCCCAAGCAAAAG